GACCGCCCCGCACCCACCACGGCGGCCCCCACACCGGCCACCGCGCGCGCCGCGGCCGACGCCGACCCGGTCCCGGCGGCCGCGCCGACCCCCACGGTGCGCGACGACGATCCGCAGCTCACCGGGCTCGAGCTGTACGCAACGATGTGTCGGGCCTGGCAGGAATACATCGATGCGTTCGCCGACCCCGATGCGGCCGGATTCTTCGGAGAGATGACCGAACAGGACCGCCTTGCAATGGCACCCGAGATCGTGGAGTTCTTGCGGAGCGACCCCGAGTTCTGGGAGAGCTACTCAGGAACGGATCAAGCATTGATCGCGCGTGCAGCAGAGGCGGCGGCACGCGGAGAGTGCTGAGCACCGAACGTGGCCCCGCTCGCCAGGTAAGCGAGGGCTGCGCCAATAGCGCGCATCGGACATTGGTCCGACCGGCGTGAGACGAAGCACACCGTCCGGTATTCTGGCCGGTCGATTGTCCAGATCAGGGGGAGAAATGCCGGCGAGACGACTACGCACTGAGGTGTGCCTGTCACCGCGATGCGGAGGCGCAGGCGCTTGACCGAGACGATCGACGACGACGGGTTCCGGTGGCCGCACTGGATGGCCTACGCACCGGCGAACGTGCCCCCGGCGCTGTTCGCCGTCACGGGCATCGCTGGCTCTGTGGTCGGCTTCCCGCCGGGCTGGTGGCGCCTCATCCCGATCGGCATCATGGCGACGGCGTTCGCGTTCGCGTGGGCGATCGACGCGGCCCGCTCCAGCCGGGAAGACCGCGACTACCGTCAGGTCCAGAGGGAGCGCGACGAAGCGCGCGCCCAACTGGCAACACTCCGTGCCGAGTTCAACGCCTGGGTCACGAACTACCGGGCCTCGCTGCTGCACTACGACCTTCACAACCTGCTCGTCTTGGTCGCCACCGCGGTCGCGACCAACAATCGGCAGGACCGTGCGAGTCAGGCGAGAACTGCACGCCAGAGCATCATCTGCGCGGCCGCGCGGCTGATCGGTGAGTCGGAGCAGAATGGCACCCGCGCCAATCTTTTTCTGTTCGAGACGCCCCAGTTGAAGGGTTCGGCGGACACCTCCGCCGCGATGTCCCTGGAGCCGGGTGCGTTCCACGGTCGTGGCGTGCAGTCGAGCAGAAGGTTCGCCTGGGATCACCCCACCACCCTCGCGACACTGAAGAACAAGGCGCAGTTCGTGATCGTCAGCGAATTGGAACCCAGCGACGATCCCGACGACGACGTCCCCTACGCCGCCTATGCGACGCATCCCGTCTCCGTCAATGACCAGGTGATCCACGGTGTACTCACCGTCGACTCCATGTCCGAAGGGGTGCTGGAGGAGAAGGTAGATCTGCCGATGATGGCGGTGCTATCAGATCTCATTGCGATCACACTTGAGTGTGAGAAGTATCCAAAGAGGCCTGAACCACGACAATCCGTTACTAGTATCGAGTTCACATCGAGAGTTCGATCCGTCCAAAGGGGGTTCGCATGAAGAAGGAGCACATGATCGACGCCGTGGACCAGGAAGCCGTCCGACTGCTGGAGACGGACCCGGCGAAGTTCTTCGACTCTCCCCGGCGGATCCCCTTCGGCTTCGTGTCCTCGAAGTCCTCGAGCTCCGGCGACACCACGTCGAGCGAGAGCTGATCTCGACCGACCTACCCCGAACACACGCCGGCGCCCCCACCTCGCGAGGTGGGGGCGCCGGCGTCCTATGTGGTCGGCGTGGTGTCCCAGCCTGCCGAGTAGCGGACCTCGCCGCTGCTGTCCCGGACCTCGCACGCCAGCCAGGCCCCGTCGACGGCGAGGGTGATGGTGTGCCCGGGAAGCCCGGGAAGCCCGGGCAGGGTCACTGTTTCCACACGTCCTCCTAGCTAACGGCCCAGTAGAGATAGGTGTTGGCCTCGACGACATTGCGGTACGTATTCGTGACCGCGCTGCTGCCCCACGCGTAGAGGGACAGCGTGTCGCCTGGTTCCAGCGTCGCCGTGCCGGTCAGGGTCGAGCCGGTGCTACCGGTTGCGAGCACCTCGACGTCGTTCTTGACCACCATGAACTGGACGAACTGCGCGACACCGCCGGACTGGAACGACACTCTGCCGGTGAAGTTCACCGACATCGCGGCCGTGGCCCGGAGCCCGTCGTCGAACACGACGGTGCTCGGGTAGCCCGCCCGCACCGCCCACCCCCGCACCTTGGTCGACCGGGGGAAGATCGGCGTGGACGAGTTGCTGTCCCCGACGATCTGCTGGGTGCCGACCTTGTTCATGCCCATCGGGACCTTCGGCAGCGCGGTGTCGACGGACAGGGCGCCGGTCGCGGACGCGGGCAACGGCGCAGCCGTGCGTGGCGAGTAGTAGTGGCCGAGCCACGTCTCCGCCGCCAGTGTCGGCGCCACCTTCGCACGGGTCCGGACATCGACGGAGAGCTGCCCGCTCCCCGAGAAGGCGACGGCGCGGGGATGTCCGGCGACGGCGGTGGCCGAGAGTGTCCCGGACGCCGACCGGCCCACCGGCACCGGCGCCTTCTCGGTGACGGCGGACGCGACCGCGCCGGCCGCGGCGAACACCCTGCTGACCGATGTTCGCACCGACACCGCCAACGACAGCGTCCCAACCGCCGACAGCGCCCGGGGCACGGAAGCACGGACACCGACCTGCAGCGCCAACGTCCCGACTGCGGACAGTGCGATCGGGACCCTCTTCAGCAGCGGCACCCACTCCGAGGGCACCACCGTCGCCGACACGGCAGGGAGATGCTCCTCGGCGACGATCCGCGTGAGCGCCTGCCAGAGATCGACGATGCCGTCCACGGGCACCGTGGGCGGGTCGGCGACGATCGGAGTGCGGCCATCGATCACGGTCGGCCGCCGATCAGGAGACGGTGAAGGTCGGCGAGACGAGGATCTGCCCCTGGTACCCGAGGGTGGTCGAGTTCATCGCCTGCTTGTCGAGGAGGTTGCCGCCGGTCGCGGCGTCCCAGATCCCCACCCAGGTGTAGGTGCCCGGGGGGACGTCGATCGCGACCTGCGAGCCGGTCTTGATGCCGCCGGTGCCGGGCGTCCACGTCGTCTGCTTCCGCGCGTAGGCGGGGGTTCCGCCGGTCGCCTCGTTGGCCGTGGTCGGGTCACCGGTATGGACGGAGATGTACGCCGTGGGTGCGTACGCGTTCGCGAGGATCTGCCGAGTTGCCGGCTGGGAGATTGCCATGTCGGAACGTCCTTACTGCTTGCGCTGGACGGCGCCGTGGAACCACAGCATGTCCAGCGGGGGGTCGAAGGGGAACGAGATGTAGAGCCGGTACCCGGCCCGGTCGGGGATTTCGTCGGCCTCGGTGGACTGCACCAGCCACGACACCTCGGTCTCCTCGACGGTGGCCGGCCAGGTGGCAATCACCTCGTCGTCGACGACGAAGTCGATGCGCGCGGTGGTGCCCTCGGGGAAGACACCCGCCGAATTCTTCTGCCGGAGCGCCTGCGCGAAATCGGCTCCGGCCGACAGGATCATGCCTCGCTTAGTCGGCTGCCAGCCGAACATCTTCTCCGCCACTACGACACCTCCGGTTCCGGTTCCGGTTCCGGTTCCGGTTCGGGTTCGGGTTCGGGTTCCGCAGTGACGACCTCGTAGCCAGCCAGCCACAACGCACCCGAGTGGGTAGCCTGCGGGTGGACGTACGAGCCGGGCAGTCGGCTCATCGTGAACGCGGCACCGGACTCGCGGGCACCGACGATCACCGCCTCCGGAGTCCCGTACGCGGTCTGTACCCACACCGTCACGTGCGTGAAGTTTTCCAGCGGCGGATCCACGCGGTAGCAGTGCGCCACGCCCGCATAGCCGCCGAGCTCTTCCTGAACGACTGTCGCCGTGCCCATTTCACTCACTGATCTCTCCTTCGATGTACTCGATCACCGTCACGCAGCCCGCGGCGCCATTCGCTCCGGCCTGCCCGCCGCCGTCTCCCCCGCCTCCACCGCCGGCAGGGAACCCGCCCGGCTGCGCGAGCGCGCCGTAGCCCCCGCCCCGGCCACCGCCACCGGACTGACAGGCCTGCCAATACGACGGCAACGAGACGCCGGGCGGGACCTGTCCGGACCATCCGCCGTCGCCCTGGCTGGGCAGCGGGTTTCCGTTGACGTACCCGGCCCCGGAGCCGCCACCACCCCCGCCGGCCATCAGCAGCACCACACCGGAAGTCACCGACTCCCCGGGCGAACCGTTCACGCCCCCATGCCCACCCCGCAGGAACGACAGTCCACCCGCGGCAGCCGCGAAGACGTACCCGTCGCCGCCGCCACGCCCCGCGGCGACGATCGCGAAGTCGCCGAACGAGCTCTCACCACCGTTGCCCCCGAAGGTCAAGCTGCCGCTGCTGGGCGAGCGGCCACCGGCGCCGCCCACACCGACGGCGACGGGGACGTCGTCGGGGAGTTCGAAGGCGTTGATGCGGCGGGTGACGACAGCCGCTCCCCCGCCGCCGCCCATGCCGGGAAGGCGTTTGGTGGTCTCGGGATGGAAGATGCCGGACGAGCCGCCGCCGCCACCAGCGCGCAGTATCAGTTCGATCGCCCGACACCGTGGAGGCTTGTGCCATGTGCCGCTGGCGGTGAACACCATCATGTTCGTCGCGATCGCCATCAGGTGAACCGTTCGATCACGAACACGATGCCCGCGCCGCCCTGCCCGCCGCGGGTCCAGTCGACGCCGGACGCCCACCCGCCCCCGCCGCCGCCAGCGGGCATCCCGCCAGCACCGCCCACCAGACGCGAGCTGCCACCGCCGCCGCCCGCGCCGGTCGCGACGATCCCGGACGGTGCGGTGCCCGTCGTGCCGGGCGCACCGCCCGGCGAGATGCCGCCCGTTCCGCCCCAGCCCGGCTGGAAGACCGATCCTGCGTGAATTCCACCGCCACCACCGCCACCACCGCCGCCGTACAGGGCGTACGGGGACGTCGAGTCCGTGCCGTTGCCGCCATTGCCGCCGTACGCTCCGGCGCCGCCGCGGCCGCCGCGAATCATCCCCGTGCCACCCTCCGCGGCGAAGCCCACCGCCGCCGAACTGGCAGTGCCGCCCTGCCCCCCGCCGGCCATCAGCGGACCGAAACTCGTCGAGCCCCCACCGCCCCCGGGCGCACCCGACGACCCACCGCCCGAGCCGGGATACCCGACGGCGATCGGCACGCCGGCGGCCGGGAGCAGCGAGGCCGGCAGAATCGCGTGCACCTCGCCGCCGCCCCCACCGCCGGCTCCGCCGTAGATCTGGTTGGCGAGGACGTTCCATTCGCCAGCACCGCCACCGCCGCCCGCGCCGATGATGATCACCTCGACCGACGTCACGCCGGGCGTCGGGTAGTAGGTGTTGTCGGAAGTGAACACGATCGACTTACCCTGCAGGATCATCTGGTCGTACGCCTCCCGCAGGTCCTTGATCGTCTGGGTGTGGTCGTTGATGATCGGCATCTGCTTGACGTAGTCGTTGTTCACGGTGCCGAAGATCGCGTCGATCACGTTCGCGAACCCGTTCAGCACCCCAGCGATCACCCCGCCGATCGCCGCACCGATCGTTGCGAGGAAGTTGTCCCACGCGCCACCCCACGACCCAGAGCCTTTGAGCTGTGCCTTCTTCTGGGCGATCACCGCCTCCTGCGTCAGCGCGGCCAGCCGTGCGGCCGAGCCGTCGTTCGCGGAAACGCCGTACTCCGGCCGATTGATGCCGGACGGGCCACCGGGGGAAGACATGTGTCACACCTCGTCTCGAAGATCATCCGGGATCGCGGGTGGCGCCCCGACCCTGCCCGCGGCGTCCCATCGGAGCCAGTCGCGAATGTTGCGCACCGCGCTCCGGAGGAGACGGCGCGATTCGAGCTCGGACTGCTGGAGTCGTTCCATGTCCGTGCGCAGATCGGCAATCTGCTTGGCCTGCCGCGCGTTCCATGCCGCGAGGATGGCCGCGACTGCGACGCCGATGGCCTGGATGATGTCGGGCACCACCTGCCCTACTCCTCGCGTCCGAGGGCCGATGCGGAGGAGGGGTCGCCGATCGTGCTGGAAACGATCGATGTCAGCAGTGAGACGAGCGTTGCTGTGCCGGTGACCGCGAGGGCGTTGCCCCAGTCGAGGTCGAGGACGGTCGTACCGACAGCGAGAAGGGCAAGGAGGGTCTGCGCGCCGGTCTTGGCCGCGCGCTCAGCCGAGTCGGTCCAGAACTTCTTGGTCAACATGATGGTTGCTCCTTCTCAGTGGGAGATCGGGAAGTGCTGGTCAGGTCCGTCGACTGGCTTGAGCGCGACGGTGCCGGTCGGCGACCAGTAGATGTCGCCGCCTTCGAAGTGCTGGACGCGGTCGCCGTTGTCGAGTTCGATCTCGTCGGAGGTGGGCCAGCCGAGGGGGCCGTTCTCGAAGCCGCTGCGCCGCCACGTGGCGTAGATGAGTCCGTGGACCCACCAGCCGCGGTCGGCGCTGTAGCGGCGGTACAGGGTGCCGCCCTCGAAGTGCTGGACGTCGCCCCACGGCGTGCCGGCCCCCGGTGCGGTGAGGACGGTGTGGTCGCCGATCGGGTAGCCGAGCGGGCCGACCTCCCAGTCGTAGAGGCCGTAGGTGTCGAGTAGCGCGTTCGGGACGATCTTCGCGCCGGTCTGCGCCGACCAGTACGCCTGGCCGTTCTCGAGTTTGACCCACTTGCCGCCGCGGTCACCCCGGCAGTTGTTCTCGCCGAGGGTGATCCGGGCGCCGAGCCAGTCGTTCACCTCGCGGATCCGGCGGATCTCCTCGTCGATCGCGGGCACCACGGGCGCCGGCAGCGGCGCCGGGGCGAGGTACTCGGCGAGGACCTGCGCGGCGAACCACCACGGGAAGTTCATGCCGAGGTCGGTGTGATTGCCGATCCCGAGGACCTTGGTGACGTAGTAGTGGTCGGCGATGCCGGACATCCGGCCGCGGTACCGGCCGCCGCCGAGCGCGATGATCTCGGTCGCGATGGTGCCCTTGCGGCGGGCGACCTCGAGCGTGAGCCAGACCGCGATGCGGATGTCGTCGGCGCGGGCCATCCACTGCGACTCGGTCCAGGCAGCGCGCGAGCCTGCGAAACACAGGTTGTAGGTGTACGGGTTCGCCGCCAGCGCAGACCAGGACGCGAAATCGTCGTCGACGACGTGCGCGACGATCCGGTCCCGGACGATGTCGTGGTACGAGGCATTGTTCGCCGGGTTGCCGCAGTACAGGGCGAGGGCGACGGCGGTCGCGTTGCCTTCCTCGGTGTGCCACAGCGCGTTCGTGACGGCCGCGCCGTAGCGGCTTGATCGGGACTGGCTGAGCATCCACTTCTCGTCGAAGTCTGGGCGAGAGGGCAGGGTGGCGGTCATTCGTCGTTCTCCTCTGCATTTGGTGCAGCAGCGCTGGATGCGCTGTCGGCTTCGGCGTGTTGCCGGAGTTGCTGGAGCTGTTCTCCGAGAATGCCTTTCATGGATTCGCGGGCGGCGGCGCGTTCGTCGTCCGACATGGCGGCGATCCGCTCGGCCATCTCGGGCATCGATTCGACGACCTTCGCCGTCAGAGCGTCGATCTCCGCCTGCGCTGCGGCCTGGTTCTGCGCCCGGGCGGCGTCGGCCTCCTCACGCGGGACCCAGGTGCCGACGGCGCCGAAGGGTGAGTGACCTGTGGCCGGTGGGACGTAGAACTCGGTCTGCAGCTCGGGATGATGGCGGAACCCGCGCTGGTACATGCGTTTACTCCACTCCCGTAGCACCGACGGCTGGGTGATCATCACCACCGAATGCCCGTGTGTGAGAGGCAGATCGATGAATCCCCACAGGAGGTGCTCCTCCGGGTCGTCGGGGCTGCAGTCATCTTGCAGGGGTATACCGCTCATACGATGCTCACTCCCTGGTTCTGGACGGAGGACAGAAGTTTCGACAGCAGCCGGGCACTGCGCTCGGCGGCGGAGAGGACCGACTTGTTCGTGCCGGCCGCGATCTCCCACCCGTGCGGGGTGTCGTTGGCGTAGTCCCAGCCGAGGGTCATCAACTCGACCTGGTTGACGAACACCGGATCGGTGGTCACCGAGCCGGTCATGCCCTGGATGGTCTGGCCGATCCGGTCACCCGGACGGATGTGCAGTCCGGGCAGGAACGGTTCCCCGTCCCGCATGTCCATCCGGCCGCTGCCGGTGGCCTTCGTCGCCTCGAATCCCGCCCGCAGCGCTGCAGCGGCGGACAGGGTCCAGGCGTTGTTGGCGCCCTGCTGGTACATCTCCATCAGGTGCACCCAGCCGAGTTGCTGGGCCCGCGACGTCGACTTCCAGGAGTTCCAGGCGAGGATGGTGCCGCGCAGCAGCGGCATAATCACCGTGGCGGCGATGTCGCCGGCGGAGGAGAACCCGCCGAGCATGAAGTAGCCGAGCAGGTTCCCGGTCACCTGGATGGCCAACTCGACGGCGCTGTCGGCGTACTCGTTCTCGCCGCCGACGATGATCTGCACCGGGCCCGCTGGCCCCCAGGACAGTTCGGCCGCCTCGGTCTGGGTGTACTCGCTGTCGCGGACCACGAAACAGGGGTGCGAGGGTTTGATGCCGAGCCAGTTCTCCCAGTAGTACTCGGGCGGGAACAGGCTCTGGTCCTCCGAGACGAACACGTCGGCCTGCTCGACGAAACCTTCGGCGAACTCGACCGCGGTGCGGACGAAGCCGTGCAGCGCGGTGCCACGGGTGGCGGTGCCGTCGGCGCCGAAGTAGCCGGACCGGTCGACGACCTCGAGGACGAGGACGCCGTTGCGGGGGTTGGTGACGCCGACGACCCCATCGACGGTCTCGCCGTCGACAGTGAACACCCGCCGGTAGGTGAGCACCAACTGGGCGTCGTCGAGGGCGTCCTCGATCGCCGACTCGACCTTGTCCATCCGGGACGAGAGGATCGTCCACAGCGACGAGTCACCGAGGAACGAGACGCCCTTGATGAGCACCTGCCAGGTGTTCATGTTCCAGCCATCGATCCACGAGCCGAGCTGGAAGGGGTCGTCGGGAACGTTGTAGATGTTCGACTGGAATCGGGCCAGGTTCATCCAGATCAGCAGCGCGACACACCATCTCGACGGACCAAGGACGTTGAACACCCGCGGGAACTGGAACAGCCACAGCGGCAGCAGCGGGTTCGGCGCCCCGTGCAGGTACTGCAGGAACTGCAGATCGTCGATGAATGTTGCTTCCAGATACCGGATTCCGTCACGGTCCTTGCGGATCGTCCAGTTCTTCAGCAGCCCGGACCAGCGCATCGCGCCGCCCATGTGGTCGACACTGATGACGACGTTCTTCTTCGCCGCGGAGTCGTTCGGGATCGACATCATCCACCGCGCCAGGTAGTGGTCGATCCGCAGACGCAGCGTCCCGGTCGAGGCGCCCTTCTTCTTGAACGGGAACTGGCCGGCGACCGAGTCCTGCGCGGACCCGCGCAGGATCAGGCCCTTCTCGTCCGCGGGGTCGTTCGCCCACAGCCGCACCAGCGGCGGGGTGCGGCGCAGCGCCTTGTGGTCCTCTCGAATCGCGGTGCCCCGGTTCCAGATCGCCTCGAGCTCTTCGACGCTCGGCGCCGTGAAGCCGGTGGTCATCGCTTGACTCCCATCGGCCGGGAGTACCAGTGCGGATTGCGGACCTGGACGGTGGAGACTCCGGCGATCCCGTTCTTGACGCTCACCGGCAGCATGATCGGGTCCTTCTTCGTTCCAGTGAACGGCGGAATGGGGAACAGGAATCCGTTGCCGTTCCACCGATTCCAGATCGGTGTTCGGTTCGTGGTGATCAGTGGTTCCTCGGACTGCATCGTGCGGACGGTCAGATCACCGTCCGTGGGCACCAGCTCGGGCAGCGGGACAGTGCGGGCCGCGGCGACATCGTTCTTGAACGAGAAGTCCGGAAGCGTGTAGATGCCCTTCGGGCCGGTGCACACGTAGTCGAGCCAGATCTCGACGTCGCCGTCGTTGTAGACCGGCAGGTAACCGGTCCCGGACGTGCCCGAGGGCAGCGTCCACGACGCGGTGGTCACCTTGGCCTGCCAGTTCGGGAACTCCGCGGCGAGCTTGCATGTCAGCCGGGACTGCGCAAACAGGTGCGGGTCCTTACCGTCCTGGGTGGTCTGCTCGGGATCCTCGAGGAGGCGGACCCACAGATCCCGGACGCCGTCGGCGGTCGTGGCCCGGATCCTCGACTGGCGGTCGTAGTCGAACGCCATCCGGATCCGGGAATCGACGCCGCGCCAGTGGTCCGGATCCTCACCCTCGATGTCGAGGGCGAGGACCGGATCGCGGCGCAGCCGCTTCTTGCCCTCGTACTTCTCGCCGAACGCCGATTTCGACCACAGCGTCTTGACCGGGGCATCCATCAGCTTCGAAGGCTTGGGCGCCAGCTCGACGCCCTGCTCGCCCGCGTTCGGGCCCGAGATGCACCAGTAGCTGTCCTCGCAGCCGAACAGCTCGTAGGTCAGGTGTTCCGACATTCGCCCTCCCTCACCAGTGCGCACCGAGCGCGGCCAGATGCGCCCCGGTGGTGTCTCGCTCGCGAATCGCGAACAGCTCGTCCTGATTGCCGACGTGGACGTCGCCGTAGTTGATCGATCGATCGTGGGTGACCGAGCCGCCCGTCAGCGGGCTCGGCGCGACCGAGCCGGACGGCAGCACCGCGCGCGACCACCGCGCGCCCGCGTTCATCGCCTCGAGCAGCGGCCGGTTCGCTGCGGCCGCCTCCGCGTGCACCATGAACTCGCCGTTCGAGGCGAGGATCGGGATCAGGTCGTCCCGGGGTCCGCCCGGTCCCTCGATCGGGCCGCCGTTCGCGTAGCCCATCACCTTCGGCCAGATGTTGTGCACGCCGCCGTACTCGGCGTCGACGTAGTTGAACGCGGCCGCGATGTTCGACTTCGGCACCGTCCGCCCGCCCGGGTACCGCGGGTCGGCGTATCGGTCGTACGTCTCGCCGATCATCTGCAGCAGCCCGATCGACGGATCACCGTTCTGGGCGTTGATGTCCCAGTCGTTGATCGCGTCCGGGTTGCCCGAGGACTCGATGCCGATCTGTTCGATCGTCGGCGGCACGACCGAGATCGGCCGCCCGGTCCCGATCGCGACCTCTTCGACCGTCGAGTACCACTGCTCGGCGCCCTGGGTGGGGTCCCAGACGTGATCGGGTGGCGGATTCGGCGCGCTGTAAGTGAACGGTTCGATCGTGGAGTACTGCCGCGCGAGCGCGGCAGCCTCTCCTGCAACACCGCCCTCCAACGCGGGCCGGTTCATCTGGTCGTACAGGCGCAGATCCGCCGCCCTCTCCGCGGCCCCCCGGTCATCGGCGAACTTCTGCACGTCGTTGTAGGCGCGGTTATAGACGTTCGATTCCGACAGGATCGAGTTCTCCAACCCGACGATGCCGAGCAGCCAGTTCGCGCCGATCTCGCCGGCCTTGCGCCCGTACTCCTGGACCGAGAGGTTCTTGTCCTCACCCGCCCGGTTCCGGGGGTCGGTGGTGTATCCGTCGACCCGGTTCCACGAGTCCTCGTAGTCGCCGCCGAGCATGCCCGGGCCGTAGAGGTCCCCGGGCGTGTAGTCGCCGTACGCGGCGCCGTCGCCGCCGGTCAGGCCGGGCAGCACGTAGATCCCGTCATTGGAGAACAACGACGCGAACCCGCCGGTATCGGCGGTCGGCGGGTCGAACAGGTATCCGGGCAGGTGGTACTGGACCGAGAACTGCGGATCGTCCGCGCCGGCCGCGTACTGCCCCCACATCACGCCGTGGCCGCCGCCGGATTCGCCGTTGACCCCGCCGAGAGTGAACGCCATGTGCCCGCTCGCACCCGGCAGTGGCGTCACGCCGACCGAGAACAGCCCGCCGAGGCCCGGCTCGAATCCCATCGCCGCGGCCAGCTGGGGCGTCGCGAACTTCGTGGTGTCGAACGCGCGCACGTCCGGGTCGCCGCCGGTGAGGACCTGGTACACACCCGAGGCGTACATCGAGCAGTCCAGGCCGCCGAGCACGTACGGGATACCGTCCTTCGACGCCGCCCACCCGCTCGCGCGCCCGACCGCGCCGCCGGTCGCGAACCCGGGCAGATCGAGAGTGTCGTTGTTGATCGCCTCGAGCAGCGGCAGGTACTTGTGCGTCGACGCCGCCCGCACGATGAACTCACCGTCCGAGGCGAGGATCGGAATCGAGTCCGACGTCCACGTCCCGTCGCCGCGCAACCGTCCACCCACGGCGTAGCCGCGGCGCCGCTGCCTCTTCCCGGCCGTCACCCCGGGCTCCAGCTCCGATTCCTGCTGTGCGTTCCCCGGCACCGGCGCCAGCGCCGACTTCAACCCGCCCTGCAGATCGCTCGTGCGGCCGCCCCAATCGATCATCGATTGGCCGAGTCGCTGCATCTGCTCGCCGTGGTTACCTGGCAGGGGCGCCGTCTTGTCCCCAATGCCCTTGATGATCTGGCCGACCTGTCCGACGGCACCCTTGATGGTGTTGACGATGCCGTCCCACACCCCGGCCACGACGAGTGCCATCGAGGTGAAGTAGCCACCGAACGCCGACACCGGCCCCTCGAGTCCTTGCAGCGCCGGGATCAGCTTCGGCAGGAGCCATTCCGCCACGTTCGTGAACAACGTGATCATGTCCGCGATGTGCGGAGCCATCACCACGAGGGCGTCGGTGATCGGCGGGATCGCCGCGGTCGCGAGGTCGACGAACTGCGGCGCCAACGGGATCAGCGCGATCGCCAGATCCGCTGCTGCCCGCACGATCTCCGGCAGGTACGGGGCGAGGTCCGCTACCGCCTGCGTTAGTTTCTGGCTCAGAACGGAGGAGACGTCCGCGATGATCGGGATGGTGTCGGCGAAGTAGTCGGCCAGGATGGGGATGATCGGCGCGAGCTCGTCGGCGAGGGTCTTCGCGACGGGTGCCATCGCCACCGCGAACGTCGAGAATCCCTGTGCGGCACCGGTCAGCACCGTCGCACCGAGTTCCGCGAACACCGCAGACAGCGGCTGCACCGCGGTGAAGAAGTCCGCGAATGCCTGCGTGAGGGCGGGCATCACCGGCTCGAGCGCCTCGAAGATCACCACCAGGTGGTTGCCGAACACGTCCGCGATCTGGTTCATCGCCGGCGTCATCAGCTCGACCGTCCGCCCGAACGAGGTGAACATATCGCCCAGGATCGGGCCGACGGTGGCGCCGAGCTCCCCGAACATCGTCACCAGTGGTCCGACCCACTCGCCGAGCCCGGCCATTGCCTGCCCGAATCCGTCGAAAGCCGCTGTCAGCGTGCCGGACTGCTCCATCTCGGTGAAGGCCTCACCGATACGTCCGAGGAAGGTTCCGAACCCGGCACCCATCGATTCCATCGCCGGGGCGAGAGCCGCGCCGAACGACATGAACCCCTGCGTCGTCGCCTCGATCCCGGGGGTGACCGCAGTGAAGAACTGCGGAATCGCCGTAAGTAGCGTGGTCAGCTGCTCCCCGGCAGGTCCGGTCAGCACGTCCGAGATCGATTCGACGATCCCGCCCACCGACCGCGCGATATCCGTCATCGCGGGGGTGATGGCCGGCAGCACCGTGTTCGCAAGGTTCGTGACCGTGTCCGCCGTACCGTCGAACAGGCCGTCCTGCACCGACATCGAGAACTCGTGCCACGCGCCGCCCTCTTCGTTGAGGGCGCGCATCGCGGTCACGAATTCGCGGGCGTTCGGCGACAGCTGTTCGAGTGCCTGCGCGTAGGCGTCGGCCGTCGACGACCCGGAGGTCATCGCCTCGTTGACGGCGTCCTGCGCGTCCCGCACGCCCTGCTGCGCGGTGGTGACCCGCTCTTCGGCGTCGAACAGACGTTGCTTCGCGGCGACGACCTGGTCGGAGCCTTCGACACCGCGGGCACCTTGGTCGGCGACGTCGTCGGAGAGGTCCTTGTTGCGTTCCTGGATCTCGAGCAGGCGCTGCTCTGCCTCGGCGACACGCTGCAGTTTGTTCGCCCGGTCGAGCGGGGTCTCCCCGGTTTCGATCTTCGAGGCATCGATCCGTGCCTGCGCCAGCGCGAGCACGGCGCCCTGTTCGGCGATCACGCCGCCGCGCACGGTCAGCGCGAGATCCTCGAGCTGCTCCTGCGCTCCCTTGCGGGCCCGGGTGACATCCTCCTGCGCCCGCACCTCGTCGCGCACCGAACGCTCGTAGGTGCGCTGCGCGTCACCGAGGGTCCGGACGCTCGACTCGTACCGCTTCGCGGCCGCTTCCGCGTCCTGACCGGCTGCGGACGATGCCGCTTCCCCGGCCGTGAACGCCTCACCGAGACCCTGCAGCCCCACGGCCACCGCGCCGATCGCAGGGCCGGCCACCGTGGCCAACCCGGCCAGACCGATACCGAGGGACCCGATCGCGCCGAGCGCGACGGGGACGACCTCGGCAATCAGTCCGACGACGGCCACCACGACCGCGACGCCGGCGGCGCCGGATCCTGCCGCCGACGCCAACGATCCCATCGACGACGACAGCCCGCCGATCTGACCGGCCGTGTTGCCCGCGGCACCGCCCAGCTGGCTGATGCTCCGCGTCGAGGAGGTCACTCCGCCGAGCCCACCGCCGCCGGAGCCCCCGAGGAACCCGAGGGCGCCCAGTCGGTCACGATCGACGTCGACATCGATCGTGACCCGCGGGTGCAGTGTGCGGGCGAACCGCTCGATCTCACCGCGTGCCGCGAGTTGCGCGGCCACCGAGAACGTGGGCCGGATCGGCACCTCGATCTCGATACCGTCGAGCCGTGCCAGCTCCGCCTCGACACTGGCCCCGAACCCGGTGAGGTCCGGGTCGATGTCGACGTCGAGCCTCGCACGCACCATCGACAGTTCGGCGTCGAGCCGGGGTGCGAACCCGGTAATGTCGGGCGCGATTCCGACACCGAAGGTGGCGTCGAGCCTCGACAGGTCCGCCTCGAGTCGCTGCGCGAACCCCGTGACATCCGGGGCCACCCGCACATCGAATTCGGCCTCGATCGCGTTGAGTTTGCGCTCAAGGTCGTGGTGGAACCCGGTCAGATCGGAACCGATGTCGACCGAGGCGGATCCTGCCGAGTAGTTCGCCATCACACCCCCTCGGGGTCACTGGAACTGGTGTGGAAGCGCTTTCGCCAGAAGGGAACTCATTCGGTTCGACCGAATGTTCTTCCTCGCGCGCATCAGCGCGGTTTCCGGCGGCTGCAGCATCATCCCGTCGCCGTCCGCGCCAGACAGCCCGGCGAGCAACGCGATCATCGTGTTGAACGCCTGCGCCTGCTGGTACATCTGCGCGGAGTACCCACGCAGCGGCGGCGGCCCGGACTGCATACCGAAATCTGGTTTACTGCGCAGGATTTCGGCGGCGAGTCCGTCGTCGTCGCGCTGCGCGGTGTCGTACAGGCTGCCGATTGGCAGCTCGTCCTTCAGTTCCCAGAAGGTGCGCCAGTCACGATCACCCCGGTACCAGTCATCGATGTCCAGCCCGAGGTGCTCGTGAAAGTCGTAGCGGAGTTTCGCTCCGTAATCCTCGATGAGGACTAGGAGCGCTGGGAGCCCCCCGGGACCTTCGTCGCTCCCTTACCGAAGAAGTGGTCGGAGATGTCGGTGACGAGTTCACCGAACGTCGGAAGATCCCACTGCCCGACAACCGCCCAGAACCGGTCGAAGTTCTTCGCCGCCTCTCCCTCGGCATCCACCGATCCGGCGATCAGGACCTTCAGCTTGTCCTTGTCCGAGAACGCCCGATTCCACCGATCGACACGATCGGCAGTCGGGGTGGGAAGCACGATCGGCGGGTCGAAGCCCTCGTCGGCGCCGAACACGATCGCCGACTTGGCCTTACCGGCCGCGCGCTCCTGGTACTCGAGGAACTTTCCACCCAAAACGTTGTCACTCATTGTGTTTCCTCCCAGCTATCCCAGCTGTGAAAGGTGAGTCGGGCCGCGCGGCGGCTGGGATGTTCACCGCGCGGCCCGACGAATCAGGCGTGCCCCTGGGTCTCGGTCGTGACGGTGACAGTCGGGGCGGTGCCGCCGGTCAGACCCGAGGAGTTCGCGGTCAGCTGCGTGACGTTCTGGCCGGCGCGGGCACCGACGAACTCGACCGTGAACGGGCCGCCCGTCGCACCGGTCACGGTGACGTTCCCCGAGCCGATCGACGGCAGCCCTTCGAGTGCCGACTTGAGCTGTGCGACAGTGGGGTTGTTCGCGATCGCCGATGTGGCCGGGCCACCGTGCGACAGGGTGAACGTGCCGCCGGTCGGAGAGCCTTCGATGGTGATCTTCTGGATCTCGTTCACCGGGTTACCCGAGGAGAATCCGGTCACACCGAGATCCACGAGGTTCTTCCAGCCTGTGCCGCAGAAGCCCTGGGCGATGGAGTACCCGTGGATCCGCGACTTGTACGCCGTCAGCGTGCCCGGGTAGGTGATGATGCCCTCCGGGGTGAGGGACTGCTTGCCGGTCTTGGTGACCGACACCTTCGGGCAGATCCAGTACGGGTAGATCTCCTCGCCCGGGCCACCGTCCTGGCCCAGCAGGATCGCCGAGTAGTAGATGATGTTCGGCGCCGACGGCGCCGGGAGACGCACCTCACCCGACTGCGCGTCGGGGACGACATCGCTGTAGTCCGCGGACCAGTACACCTCGAGCTGACTGCGCCCGGACTGCTGAGCGGTGTAGTCGATCGTGGTGGTCTTCTTGCCCTTGATCATCTTCGTCGGGTCGAGCTCGCCGTACGACTCGATCGGAGTCGAGTCCGACTCGTTGGTGATGTCGACGCCGGCCTTCTTCTCGATCAGGCCCTGGCCTTCCCACTCCGGGGTAAACGGCAGCAGCTCCATGTCAGGGCCGCTGAGGCTGTCGGGGATGTCGGTGCCGTACGGGGCGAGGATCACCGCAAGGTCGAGCGCCGAGATCAGCAGCTCGTCGCGGGCATTCTTCACGGAAGTGATCGACATGATGTTCTCCAATCGTGAGGTGTGAACCCGTTGCCGGGCATAGGGAAACCACCCGGCACGACGGGGTGGCAGCAGGGAGGAAGCCGTCCGCTAGAAGCGCGGGCGGCGACAGGTGACGAGAAACAGCATCTCGACCGACCGATCGTCGGGATCGAGCCCCGGGACCAGGGACAGGTCCCCCGTCTCCGACATCGAATCGAGCAGGACCCCGTCGACGGCAACACCGTTCTCGGCGACCTTGACGGCCTTACGGATCTGGTTGTTCATCACCCGCCACGAACGGCTACGCCGCGCCGTCGTGACCTTGACGACGATCGGTGCGATGTCCTTCAGACCATCCGGCGCACCGCCGCCCGCCCGGTTGATCTCGATCAGCACCCCACCGCCGCCGAGGAACGTCTCGAGTTCCCGGCGGCCGTCGTCGCTGAGGTCGGTCTCGGTGACCGTGCGACCGAACCGTTCGAGGTACGTGCACATCAGGTCCTCGACGTCCGGCCAGTCCGTCAGGTGGTCGATGCTCGGAAAGTCGTTCACGGCAGGGAATCCATCCGCGCGAGCACCGCGGCGAGATCGCGAGCACCGGGGATCACCCGGCCGTTGTCGTCGACCCGGTCGAACTCGTGCAGCGCCGCGTACGGCGCGTACGCGACCATCCGTCCGATCCACCGATCGTTCTTCGGGCCGCCGATGAACGTGAACACCCGCGTCTCGCGCGCGAGACGGCCGGTGCGGCGCGCGACCCGCGCCCGGTACAGCGCCTGCGCGAGCTCCGCCTTGTGCTGCACCAGCCGCCGCATGTCGGGCCCGCGGAGCAGAGCACCGACGCCCGCATGGTTGGGCCGGTAGTTGCGGATCATCCCTGCACCCCCTTGAGCGTGACGACCACGCCGGGCTCCCACCCGCCGTACGCCCACGGCCGCGCCGAGACCACCGTGAACTTCTCGTCCCCGGGCAGCACGACCGTGTCCCCGGCCTTGATGTCCGAGCCCGGCTGGCAATACAGGCGCACATCCGCCACCTGCTGGCGGCGGCGGCCGCGGGTGTCGATCGTTCCGTCCCAGTCGATCAGCACGTCGTCGACGGTGCGCTCCGCCGGAGTCGCACCATCGACGGGGTCGCGGTGCCGGTCCACCGGCACCGGCCGGATCACGGTGATCGACTGTCCCTCACCGGGACCCATCACCAACCTCCGGAGTAGTGATCGCCGTAGGAATTGAACGGATCGTCGGCCGCGTACACCGGGAACGGCTCCGAAGATCCCTCCACCGGAAGGAATCCCGTAGCAAGCCCGTCCTCGCCGCGCGTCGTCTCCTGCGTCCACATGCCCGACTTCCCCCGGCGCCGCCGGAGAATCGCGAGCTCCGCCGCCGTGAACGTCCCCGTCGCGAACGCCGAGTCGTGCACCCGATGAGAGAACGTGCCCGCCTGCCGCGAGACGTACATGTCCGGATTCTTGAACACCCGCTGCGCCGCGGCCAGCACGACCGCGACGACGTCGGGGCCGGCAGTGGCTGCGTCCTTCCACTGCCGGCCCTCGCTGCGCGCAAAGGCGGAGACGTCGTCGAGGATCGCAGCCGCCCGCGATTCCGCCGCACCGGAGAGCGTGCGCTGCATCCGCAGCCCCAGCTGGGCCGGTGTCGCCAGCGGGTGCGGTCCTGCGGTTGGCTGCGTCATCGTCGGGCCTCCTACGCCGCGGTGACGGTGATCGCCGCCGTCGCCGTCTTGCCCTGGTACTTCGCGGTGATCGTCGCGTTGCCGACCGCCACACCGGTGACGACACCGGCAGACGAGACCGTTGCCTTGGTCGGATCGGACGAGGTGTAGGTCGCGCCACGCGACTGGATCGCGTCGCCGCCGTCGTCCTTGACCGTCAGCTTCGTCGTCTCCCCGACCTTCACCGACGCCGTCGTCGGGGACACGGTGATGGCGGTCGTACCGCGCTGCAGCCGCACTGCGCGCACGAAACGTCCGTCCGGCTCGATCACGTGCCCGTACCCGACGTACGCGTCGACGAGCGACCGGTCCGTGGTGATGTCGAACGCGTAGTCCCGCAGCCACCGCATCGCCAGACCGTTGTACGACTGCGACGCACCGAAACTCGCACCGTCCGGCACGACCGGCGCACGAGTGACCATCGTGTACGCCGTCTTGTGGAACATGTAGCCCTCGTCGTCGTCGAGAGCATTCGAGACGTACACATCGCATCCCGCGATCCGGCCGATCAGCGCGTCCCGCAGCGCCGACGTCGAACCCGACTGATCGGCGTGCACGAACTGCGGGTCCTTGAGGATGTCCGCCTCGATACCCGACCCGATCAGGGCCGATCGCTGCGCGAACGGGACGTTCTCGTCGTTGAGCGCCTTACGCGCGTCGACGAAGCTGTTGTACGTCTTCGCCGGGTCGACGGTGACCGTGGCCTGGTAGTCCGCCGACCGCATCTCCTCGACCAGTCCGTCCTCGAGGCCCTCGGCGACGCTGCGCACCTGCGGGACGAGAATCTGCTTGCCGAAGTCCTTGATGTCGAGGGTGAGCTCCTCGTCGGTGATCGGCACCGCCTGGTAGATGTCGTCGGTCAGCGTGACGTCGACCTTGGTCTCGGCGATGGTGTCCATGTGGATCTTGCGATCCTCGCCGGTCGCCCGCAGCTTGCGCGACCGCGCTGTCAGGCGTCCGGGGACACGGATCGAGATCGTGTCGTCCTTCGCACCCGCGAAGTCACCGAACCCGTTGAGCCACACCAGGCGCGGCACAGCGATCTCACGTTCGAGAATCCCGAGGCCGGCGTTGATGATCACCGCGGCCTTCAGGAACTCGTTCGTCTCGTTCTGCGGCATGGTTCCTCCTTAGTTGTCGAACCTGACCACGTCGGCTGCCATGCCGACAGCGAGTGGTTGATCAATCCCGCGGCACCAGTGCCGCGAGCTTCGCGGGGTCGGTTTCCTCCGGCTCGTCGTCCGGACTTCCACCACCACGCAGGTTTTCGCGCGGCTTCCCCGGCAGCTGCCGCCGACCCGAATCGGCAGGCGGGGCGTAATCGGCGAGCAACTCGTCGGCATCAGCCTCGAGCTCCTCCTTGGTCGAACCACGCAGCCGCGCCGCAAGCTTCGCGGGCAACCCCTTGTCCGCCGCGACGTCACGCCGCAGCTTGTCGTCCTCGAGCTCCTTCGACCGTTTCTCGGCAGCGTCGGCGCGTTCCTTCTCGCGCTGCAGCTCCGACTTCTCACCGTCGCGGAGCTTGGTGAGCTCCTCATGAGAAGCCTTGTACTGGTCGTGATTCGCGTACTGCGCCCGCTCGCGGGTCAGCCGCTGGCCGATGATTCGGTCCAGGTCCGCCTGCGACGTGATCGGGGTGAACGAGTCACCGCCGCCACCGTTTTCCTGCCCACCGCCACCCTCAGGACCGTTCCCGCCGGCACCGCCGCCGTTCTCCTGAGACTCGCCGTTCTCCTGGGTCTTGGGCATAGCTGATCTCCTTGCTCCGTAAGCCCGTCGGCATGACCGGTCATTGAGCGCTGACCGTGAGCGCACCCCCACACGTGAACCGCGCAGGGTAGATCAGGACCAGGAACTGCGCCTGGATACGACGAGAGCCCCGGACCGACTGGTCACAGGGCTCTCAGGAACTGGAAGGGCAGGTTACGCCGAACGCCTCACGTTCAGCGACCGCAGATGGTCGATCTGCCGTGCGATGGCCTCCGCGCTCCGCCGACGGGTCGTCTGCTCGACACCCCAGTGATAGGCCTCGTCGAGCAGACCGGTCGGCAGCCGCAGATCGCGGGCCGCGGCCGCGCCGATCGCCAACCGCACAACCTCGATCGACTCGCCGGCGTCGAGCGACGTCGCGATCGACAGGCGATCGTCATCGGTGAAGATCCCGTCGACGCGCGCCAGCACGTCGTCGCGGAACTCCTCGAGCGGTCGCATGCCGGCCATTCTAGTTCAACACCGACAGATCGAGCTCGCGATCGATGTAATCGCCAGCGCTGAAGGTGCGGACTCCAGCGCCGGAGATCGGATGCGCGGACCGGATCACCCACCCGCGGCCGATGGGCTCGACAACAACCTTCGCGACGATCCCCTCCCGGTACCCGATGAACTCGAAACTGCCATCCGACCGGGCAAGGACCCGCTGCGGAGCAGCGAGGATCCGGTCCAGAAGTTCGACAACCTTCTCGTCCGTCCAATCCGGGAACTCCGTCTTGCCCTCACGACGTGCGTCGTACCGGTGACCGCCACCGCCGGCACCGACCGGCGGCATCGGATCACCGTCGAGGATGTACTCGACGTCGTCCTCCTCGAACGGAGGCCGATCCGCCGGGCGGAACGGGACAGTCTCCGCCCCGCGGACGCCGTCGTAGGACTCCGGGACCTGCCACTCGTCGTCCCCCGCAACCGCCGCACCGCCGTCGCCCGGACCGGGCGGGTCCGCCGGCCCATCGCCACCGGCCGTCTCGGGGACGAAGGGCTCGCCGTCCGCCAACCCCAGCGTCTCGCGATGCCGGTCGATCTGCTCGCGGTGGTACACGACCGGCTCGGAGTCCTCACCGCGCCCGTCCGCGATCAACTGCGACAGTTGCGCCTCGAACCGGGGCAGCAGCCGCTCCGCAATCTCCCGATCGGTCTCGACTGCTGGCGCAGCCGCTGACTGCGCCCCGCCGTCGACGGGACGGCCCTCAAATGCCCGCCGGAAGCGCAGCACCGCCTCCTTGCCGGTGGCATTGCCCGTCGACTCGTCCCACAGCGTCCGAAAGTCCGCCGCCTGCCCGGGCAGCTTCGCGCGCTCGTCATAGACCGGCTCGAGGGTGCAGTGGCAACCGTCGTGCACCTTCGCCGTGCCCAGTCCCTCGAACCGCGCATCACTGGTATCGAACGAACTCTGCCCCTTGTAGACAGCGCCCGCGCTCGCCAGCAGCGCGCAGAACCAGCACGGGTCGGTCTTCGTCACCCGCGCATACCCGAACGCTGCGGCATCGAGATCGACCACCCGCCGCGTGTAGTCGCGGCCACCGTCCAAGGCGACACGAACCCCCGCGTTCGTCGAGGTGACGAACGCCTTCTCCATCGCGACGGTCTCCGGCGCCGGCATCAGAACCTGCACCCGAGCCGGGCCCGTCGACAGCAGGGTGCGTGCCGCAGACTGCTCGTCGAACGCGACCGGATCGACCACCCGCACACGCGAACGGCCCGCCGTATCACCACCACCCGACACCGTCACACGCGACCGCGGACCCGGATCAACGCCCTCGCGAACCATGACCCGGTTCGGGCGATCACCCAGCCGCAGAGCCGGTTCGGTCAGCACCAACCTCTCGATGTCCGGACGCTCCGCGGCGCGAAACTGCTCAAGATACTGCGCAGTGATCTCCTGCGACGCCTCGTGCCCGCGCGCCAGCACCGGAAGCGCCGCCTGCAGCCACGGCCCCTGCGTCTCGCGAAGCCGCTCGAAGTCCAGCACCGGCCACGCACGCCGCAGGTCCGCGACCGTCCGCAACGCCACCTCACGCTGCGCCGCCCGATGCTCCTCGGTGAGCCGCTGACCGACGCGCGTGACAGCCATCAGATACCGAGCCCCGCATCCCCCGAGGCATCTGGCCCGAACTGGGCGTTCAGGTACCGCGTCACCGGATCGTTCGACAGCAGAAGCTCCGACCACTCTTCGACATCGGTCTTCGTCACGCCCGGGATCCGCGCCCACAGCGCCTGCGGCGGCACCCCCAGCATCTTCGCGGCCTTGCCCAGCGCGTCAACTGCCTGTGCCAGCGACCGAACCTCCAGGTCCTGCCACGTCACCCCGGCCTGCACATCACCGGCGGCCGCGTAATCCCCTTCGAGCAACGCGCTCAGCCGCAGCGTCTGGTTGTGCGACACCCCGAGCGAGGTCGTGATCTCGAAAACCTTCTGCGTGAACGCTGCCCGCGCCGCGGTGATCGCGTCTGCCGCTAGGTTCGTCATCTTGCCCGTCAAGTTGTACGACGGTGTCTGACTGACCGACGCCAACGTGTCGACGTCCGCCTCCGCCGCGTCGATGAATCCCGCCAGCGGCGTCTCGTCGAGCGTCCCGAACTTCGTGTCTGGATCTTCCGCGATGAGGAGGTCGCTCTGGCGCAGCTTCAGCTTCGCCCGGTTCGCCTCTTCCTCTGTATCGGGCTCCGCCATACCTGTGGCGGTGCGGACCTTCCACGAGTTGAAGTGCTGCGCCTGCAGTCGGTCGTCGATCGTCTTGTCGATGCGTGCCGCAGTCGAGATGAACGGCGCCACCTGCCCGGTGGCTCTACCTTCGAGATCGAGATCGGGCGCATATCGAATCACCGGGCATACCCCGGCGTCGTGCACCTCGAACCCGTCGTGCACGATCTCGTCACTCCCCGACCGCCGCAGCCTGTGCACGAGGTGGTCGTCGTACAGTCGCAGTCGCCCACCGAGATCATCACGCAGCGCATAGATCGGCCACTCGTCCTCCGCCGGATCCTCGTACGCTGCGAACATCCGCCGGGGTGACACACCCCGGATCACCGACTGCGTCTGCCCGAACGTATCCACACCGGGCGTCACCACCGTGAACGAGTACCCGTAGGCGAGCGCTGCACGATGCACCGCGATCTGCCGGGCGGCGAAGTTGTTAGCAAGCCAGGTCTTCCACTGCTGCGAGTTTTCCTTGTCATCCGGCACCCGATGCCCGTCAACGAACATCGCCTGCGCCAGAGTCGTCACAACCAGCCCGAGCCACGGAGACTTCGACAACTCCGCCAAGGCCTTCCGCTCCGGCGTCGCCGACCGCGGCAACTTGGCCGGCGCCTGCTCACCGCGCAGGAACTTGTCCAGCCGGGTCAGCCGGGCACTCTCCCGCTTCAGCTTCGGCAGCAGATCCTTCGCAACCGCGACAGCCTCAGATTCGACGAGCATCAGGTCACCACACCTTCCCGGTCCGCTGCCGCTTCGCAGGCTCGGAGACCTTCCTCGAATAGCCGTGCAGGGCAAGCGTGCACGCCACCAAAGGCGTGATATCCGCCGTCGCGTCCCGGCGGGCCCACGCCCACGATTCGCCGATCGCCCGCTTGCGCGACGCCGACACCGCCGACGCGAGCTCCGGTTCCCCGTTGTGTCGAAGCTGCTGCGCCGCAACCTCCGCGAAGAACGCGCCGCACGCCTGCGCCATCTCCCTCGGCCCCGTCACATACGGCTCGATCTCCAGCTCCTTGAACGCCGAGATCAACGCACCCGCCGGGCCCGCGCCATCGACGACTACTGCCAGCGCGTCCCATTCGAAGAAGATCCGCGCCGCCGCCTCCGGCACCCACGACATGCCCTGATCGCGCGCCACCAGCTCGACGTACGGCAACCCGTCCGGCCGGCGGCCCGCGATCGCTATCGAAGCCACCGACTGATCCGGCGAGACGTCCACCGCCAGCGCGATCGGATCCGTGACCTCCGAGTCCTCGTCGCGGCACGCCTTCCACATGTCCGGCGTGATCACCGCCGTGGTCCGCGGGTCATCCCAGATGCCCAGATGCTCACGGGCGAATTCGATCTCGCCCATCAGATCCAGCTGCTCGGCCAGGAACTCCTCGGTGATGAAGATGCCCAAGCTCGGGTTCGCGACCGCCCACTGCCGACGATCGGTGATGTCGATGTCCGGCTCGCACGAGTACTCGGCGAACAGCAGCCGCGGGTTCTCCTGCGCGATCCCCTGCGCCCGCACCCGCGCAAGCACGGTACTCGAACCCGATCCGGCGCTAGACGTCATCCAGAACTGTGCCCGTCCCCTGGCTGCCGCTGCCGACTGGGTCGGCCGGAGCGCACCGAGGTGCGTGTCCGTCAGCGCGTACGCCTCGTCGGCAACGACCAGGTCGACCTCACGGAACCCCCGGCCGGATCCCTGGCTACGCGCGATGTACCTGCAGTACCGGCCATCTCGCATCCGGATCGAGACCTCTTCGTTCGAGGTGCGGTGCGGCAGCTGGCACAGCTCCTCGAGCTCCGGCAACACCGCGATCCGCGCCGCGAGCGAACCGAACGCGTCCTTGGCCGTCTTGAATTCGTGTGCCGTGTGGAGGATCTTGCGTTCTTCGAGCAGGAACAGCCCCGCCAGCTCACGCGCCTCGACGACGATGTTCTTGCCGTTCTGCCGAGGCACCAACAGCCCGACCTGAGTCGCGGCCCAGCGTCCATCCTCCGTCTCGCCGAGAGACTTCCGCAGCAACACCTGTTCCCACGGCAGCAGCTCCAGCTCGGCAGCGGCAGCCAGGTCGATCGCATCGTCCCCAAGCGTGGTGAAGAACGGCGGATAGTTGCACAGCCGTGGGGGCTGACTACCCGGCTCCGGCGCCCCGCTCTCGCTCTTCGCGTCGTCGCCGCAGTTCGTCAAGGACCGATCCCTTCGTCTCCGGCGCCGGCGCAGCGTCGCCCTTACCGACACCGAGCTGAGCGAGCAACTGCCGTAGCGCCAGCTGCTGCTGCCGCGCCTCTCGCAGCGCACCGTCCATGTGCACCACAAACGTCCGAGGTCGGCGGTCGTCGACGACGAGTCGCATCCACTCCCGGTTCCGGCCCCGCAGCAACGCGTCCAGCCGCTCGCACCGGTCCGCCACCCGGCAGGCCTCCGCCAACAGCACCAGCGCCCCCGGATCGCCCGCGCGCGCCGGCGCCAACGCCGCCCACAACGCACTCCCCCGCTTCAACAGCCCGACTGGTGGGTCCGGGATCTCGGTCGTCGACTCGTCCACGGCCACCGCCTACATCGGAACCGCAGGTGGCGCCGCCGGATCGACCGCCGCGGGCGCTGCAGGCACCCACTCGCCGTCGCGAATCCATCCGTGCACGCGACATACCGGGCACAAAATCGACGGCGTGATGGTCAGTGGATCGGCGGTCTCAACCCGCCACAGCGTCGTCGGAGCGAGCGGGAGCACCTGGCGCAGATCGCGGTCTCCGCACCGGTGGGAGAAGACGAACCCACCTGCAATGAGTGTGGCCGTCGGCATCACTATCGCCTCCCGATGAACGTCACCGCGAGGCCATTACCGGGGTTCTCACCCACAGCCATCACGCGGGCGAGAAGACAAGCACCGTACGGAACGTGGCTGCCGCCGAGATCCGCTTCCCCAGTAAGCGACCCAGCTGGAATGATCAGCTTCCGGACGCCGAACTCCCCGTTCACGTAATCGCTGAACGGATACCAGACCGTGTTGTTGTCCGGGAAGTAGTAGCCACAATGAATCTCGGTGTCCGCGTCAGGAGTCGGCGTGATCACCCGGGCCCGAACACCCCACACTCCGCCCCCGTGAGTCAGAGCCGGAGCAGTTCCCAACCGGGCGGCCCCGTAACCGAGTTCACGGCGGCCCGTGAACAACACCAGGTCCTCAGCAAAGGTCCTGAACTCCTCGATACGCGCCTCGACCGACATCGACAGCGACTGGAACTGGAAGAACGTCGACAGCGACTCCCAGTAGGCTCCGTCAGGCAACATCGGGAACAACGAACCGACGTGCGCCACCATGTCGGCGGCCGGAGGCGACGCCTCCTCCCCGGGTGCCGGGTTGTCACTCACTTCGCGATCCTCACCGTGTAAGTGTCGGGCGGCGCGATGATCGGCCCCGATTCCATGTCGACGTCGGTGAATCTGGGCCCGAACGTGAGGCGAACCGCGTTCGGGGTGCCCTTCGAGTTCCACGGGACCAGCACGTAGTCGCCGCGCGAGTTCTGGACGGACACGTTCGGCGTCGTCGTGCCCAGGTTGTGCACGACAGTGATCACCTGGGACATCGATGCCATGTCGTCGAGGTCCACCGGGCCCGGCTGGACCGTGGTGACGAACGGCGCGGCACCGCCGGCACCGCCGAGCTGCTCGACCACACGCTTGACGGCCTCGTCGACGATCAGAGCTATCTGAGCGTCGGTCAGCTGGCCAGCAATCGGAATCGCCACACCAGGCGATGACCCCGGCACCCCCACCCGAACCACCCGGGCGGCCGGCGGAACCGGCACCGTCCCACCACCGAGCTCAGTCATCCCGCCTCACCGAGCCTTTCATCCACAGCACCGGAGTCGGCGTCGGCGAGTCGGGGAATACGACGCGCACACGGACAGCCGCACCGTCATCGAGCTGATCGACGTCGGCGGCCTCGATCCGCCACGAGACGCTGGCCGGGTCAACGTCAGCCTCGAACACATGCTCGCTGAAGTCGTGGTTCGTCACTTCGAGGCCGACGGTCGTCCCTACCGGGTACGACACGGGCGCAATCGCCACGATCCAGGCCGCACCGCCTGATACCACCATCGTGACCGGCTGCGGTTCCCAGCCGAGGTCGATCGAACCGGTCACGAAGCCTCCATCCCGCCAGGCCTCTGACCTGCGTTTTTGCCCTGTGTTTGAAAAACGCCTGGGGAGAGAAGGGGCGCTGGCGGAGTGGGGTCTCCCGCGGTGCCGGCGGCGGGGGTACCCCCCAGGGGGCCGGCGAACGCCCTCACCGCAGCCACCGACGCGACGTCCGCAGGCTCGGCCCTTCGATCCGTGTGCCATCACCGCGCCGCGAGTTGCACGACAGGTGCGCGGGGCGCATGTTTCGGGAGTCATTCAGGCGAGGGTCGTTGGGCGGCAACGATTTCACGGTCTCGACGTGGTCCGCACTGAAGCTCATCGGGTCCGGATTCTTCAGGGTCAGGTCGATCGCCTCGCCGCACAGCCAGCACACCTGACTACGACGCTTCACCTGCTCGACCGCCCGCCGGTACGGCCGACCTGTGCGGCCCTTACTCCTCGGCTGATCGCGCACACCGACCTCCAGCGGGCCCGAGAACCACGAAGGCCGACGTGCTTTGAAGTCACGTCGGCCAGTGGCACCATCCTAACGCGTTAGGCGCGTGAGTCCACACACGCACCGTCACCAGTATCAGCGTGTCGCCGGCGCCGAGCGCCGCGACGTCGGCGCTGACGCGCCTGATGGTCGAGCACATCACCGACGCGATAGCAGGTCGACCCGTCCACGCCCGTCCGACGTGGGATGTGGCCGCGATACGCCCACTGCCAGATCACCTGCGGCTCCACACCTGCCAGCTCGGCCGCCTCCACACCCGACACCAGCGCGTCGACGTCCACCGTCTCCAACCTCGGAACAACCCAGCCCTGACCGAATGCCTGTGCCTGCGCATCAATCCTGCTGCACGCCTCCGGATCCCGACGCTGTAGCGCCTCTCGATACGACTGCAGCAGACGCCGAGCGATATCCACCGGCGTATCCGCCGGCCACGGCCACAGCCCACTCATCGACGACGGCCTCGGTGAGTGCGGGTCTCATCGATCGCCCACATAGGCGGGGTAGGTCTCGGACGCAGAGCCTCAGCGAAGTGGTCCAGCGCCGGGCGCATCGACTCGGCGGCGACGACCAGCTGCGCGCCGATCTGCGTGGCGGCAGCCTCGACGAGGACCCGGACACGGGTCGCGGTCCGGACCAGCTGGTCGCGGGCCACGGCGGCGCGCACGTCGGGCAGACCGAGGATCGCCCGCATCTCGTCGTACGGGATCGGCTCGTTCGCTACGGCAGAGTTCTGCCAGATCGGGATCTCCCACATCGGGATCGCAGGCAGATCGTCATACCTAGTCATGGTTCCTCCCAGGACCCGTCAGGGCCGTAGTCGCTTTCGTCGAGATCCCACAGGTCTCTGGTGCGCGGGTTTTGGACTTGGTCATGGCCGCACCGAGTACAGCGGTAGAGGTGCAGGACGTACTCGAAGTGCGGGATGTCGACGCGCCCCTCGCACTGGACGCGGTCGGCGTGCACGCCACAGTTCCAGCACATGTCGAGGACGGCCGTCGAGGTGCCGTCGGCCTCGACCCGGCAAATGAAGACCGTGCTGCTGAACGGACCCCACTCGACCGGGTGGCCATCCCAGGCAACCGGAAGGCAGCGATCGGTTGCGGTCGCAGCCATCAGCAACCACAACCCCGTGAGCCAGGCTCGCCACTCTGGGCGTCGCACTGGCACGCGCGTGCGTCTAGGTGACCGTATTGGTAGTGGTGGTCGTGCCGGGCAGTCGGTGCGGTACAGCCCATCAGCGTGCATGCCCCGTCCCAGTGCGCCATCAATGATCACCGTCGAGGGTCCTGGTCAACGCCGCGGCGAACCTGGGCGCATCACCAGCCCGCTGCTTCCAGTACGCGGCAAGTGATCGAGCCCGGGCGTCCGCCGCCTGCAGGCGGGCGTTCTCGGCGCGGAGCTCGTTGTTCTCGTGCACTGCCGCCGCGAGCGCGGTCTCGGTCTGCTGCACGTGGGTGACAGGTCCGCTGTGGATGCCGCGGCGTTCGCGGACGAGGTCCTGGCTCATGCGAGTCTCCTTCCGAGGATGTTGATGTTGTCGGCGAGCCAGTCCGTGTAGGTGTAGCCGTATCCCGCTCCGGGCATCTCGCGGAGCGCGTAGCTCTGGTGGTCGCCGCGGCGCAGGTAGCCGTCGAGGTCGTGCGCAGCCTGCCGGTAGATCGCGTGGACCTCGTCGCGGTTGCGCCAGTCGATCGCGACCTGCTGCCACTCCTGGCGCTTCAGTCGGCCGACGAGGTCGATGCCCCAGCCGAGCAGGTTCGAGAGGCTGAACCCACGCGTCTGATCCGCGATCGTGCGGAGCGGGCTGTTCGCCGTGCAGCAGCAGATCACATCGGCGGGGTCGGCGGCCCACCATCTCGGGAACCTCGGGACGATGTCACGGAACCCCGCGATCCCCCAGGTGCCCTGGGCTGGCGAAGCCAGCGGTGGCATGAACGGGTCAGAGAGCAACCCGCCGCCGACGACCTCGAGCGTGGGGTGCTCGCCGCGGGCAACCTCCGCGGCCACGTTGCCGGCCAGCGCAGCACCACCCGAGTAGCCGAGCAGCACAACGGGGTACGGGTCCTCGTCGATCATCCGGAGCAGCAGCTCGCGGCCGGTGCGCAGCGACTCATCGAAGGCGGGACCCAACGGCAACGGGACGGGACCGTAGGACGCCGTCCACGGGACCTCGACCACGCGGAAGCGTGTCGGGTCGAGGCGCCGCGTGACCGCCGAGCACATGTTGCCTTGCAGGGGTTCGCCGATGCCTCGGCACGAAAGGACAGAGATCATCTGGATCCTCCGATTGCGGACCAACCCCATGCGGTGGTGAGGTTCGATCCGGGGTCTAGTCCGTGCATGTGTGCGCCTTCGTGGCCGGCCATTCGTTGGCAGCGGTAGCCCTTGACGCTGATCTCGCCGCATTGTTGTGTCATCACGTCGTCTCCTGTGTCTGTCCGCACGTTGGGCAGAGGCCGGCTCGTCGCGGTGAAACTACGACCTCGCAGCTGCATGCCCCGCCGTCCGGAGAGACGTTCGGGCAACCTGCGTCCGCTCCGGAGTCCGTCCAGCGGTCGTGTGGGTGTTTGCCGTTGCGGCACGAGGTGCAGACACTCATGGCCGCGTTCCGTGCTGTGCCGACGGGTTGAGTTGGTCCTGGACTGCTCGGCCGATGGTTTCGCAATCCATGCGAGCGAGTGTCGGGATGATTCCCTGTTCGCTGAGGTCTTGCACGATGTCCGCGACCCGATATCGGACCGAATCCTGCTGCACGCTTGCGCTACTCGCCGCGACGGTCCCGCAGCGGATGCCGTGAACGGGACAGTCGGGGGCGGGATCGTCTGCAGGGCAACAGTCGGTCGCGAGTCGGAACGGCCCGGTAGTGGCGGGGTCGTCGAGGCCGATGATGTCGGCGCGCTGGCAGTACTCCCCGTCGTCGTCGAGCAGCCAGACTCCGTCCGGTGTGTCTTCGATGCGGAGCCATTTCGAGGGCGGCGTGAGGGTCGCCTCGATGCCGGCATCGAACAAGCTGCGGAGCCAGCCCTCGGCGCGGTATCGGTCGGCGGTGACCAGGGAGGCCGCGTTATCGGATTCGACGACCCAGCGGTATTCGCGGTCGGGCGGAAGCTGGCGCTCACCCGGGTCTGGGTCGACCTGGACGCGTCCCCGCGCGTCGAGGTGAACGCCAGGGGCAAGGAGCGGCAGTGCGGTGGTCATCAGGGTGAGCGAGACGACCCAGGCGTCGTCGTGCCCCGGAACCTGGTGGACGGTGACGGTTTCGGCGACGATCACGCCGGGGATGCGGTCTCCGCCGACGCGGATCTCGTCGGGGGTGAAGGTGATGAGCTGTTCGATCGGATGGGTCATTGTCGGCCTCCGTTGCCGTGGTGGTTGCGGTAGGCGCGGGCGAGGTGTCGCTCGCGGCGGGGTGGGGTGATGTCGTGGTAGTCGTCGGCGAGGATCAGCGTGAGCCGGTGGTAGTCGTCTTCGGTCCAGGAGGATCCGCAGGCGAGGCAGGTGACGGTGGTGTCGCCGTGCCAGCGGCCGAGTTGCATTTCCTCGCATCGGGGGCAGGGGACGGGCATGCGGTCTCGGGCGCGTTCGACGCCGAGGGTGGCGCGGGCGCGGCGGTGTAGGTCGGCGAGTTGAAGGGCGAGGGTGGGGCCGTCGTAGGTGACGGGGATCCACTGTTCGCCGGCGCGGTTCCAGTCCATCGCGTCGTGTTCGGGGACGCGAAGGAGTGCGGTGATGTTGGGTTCGACGATTTCGAGTGCTCGGCCGAGATCGCGGATGTCGGCCGGCGGGGTGCGGAGGACGTCGGTGATGGCTTCGGCGCAGCGGATGGTGGTGTCTTCGATCTCGTGCATGAGGGCGTCGGTGTGGACGTTGACTGGGATCTGTGGTGTGGGGGTTCCGGATTTCGGTCCGGTGTCGGGGCGGACGTCGCGGTCCCGGAAGCTGCGGCGCAGTCCGAGGTAGTCGTCCCACAGGTGTGCGACGGCGGTTTCGACGGCGCGGGTGCAGGACTGGCACAGGGTGTTCGGGTTCTCGGTGGTGGCGGGGATCCATTCGCTGTGCTCGTTGCGGCGGCGGCCGCGGCAGCTGGTGTCGGCGCGGCAGGTGTGGTCGTGTGGCTCGGTCATGTGTTGCCACCCAGGTATTCGGTCGAGCACTTGCGGCACGGCTGTGGGAGCCGGTGGTCGGGGCAGGTGGATTCGTCGACGACGGTCGACGGCGGTCCGGTCCAGCCGCGCCAGGGTGAGCCGAGTGTTCCGGGGACCTTGACCGGTGGTGGTTCTCCGGCGTCCCACCGTCGTGGGGTGGGTTGGGGATCTGGTGCGGGGTTGGGATCGGTTTGGGCAGTCGGGTTCTGGTGGGTGGATGGTTTCCCGCGGCCTCGTCCTCGGCGCCGTTTACGTCGGGGGGCGCGGTGGGGATCGGGGTCGGGTGACCCTGCCTCACCCACACCACTACCCAAACCCTGACCCTGCCCTGACCCTGCCTGGCCCGCGCCCGCCCGCGCCCCACGCGCGGGGATAGCTCCGGTTCGGTGGTCGGCCGGGTGGTCTGCCGTTGGTTCGTGTGTGGTCGCGTCCTGGTCCACAGCCTGCCTGGTGTCTGCTGCGGTGCTGCGCGGCGAGACGTCTTGTGATGTCTCTGCGTTCGCGCGTTCCGGCGATACCTGGTGCTGGCTCACCGCGGTGGTGACGGCCGCCTCTGCGGCGACTGGTTCCGGCGAGGTGGTCTCTGCGTCGGTGGTGGCCGGCGAGATCACCCCTGCGGCGGAACGGGTCGGCGGTGCCGTCTGGGTTGCGGTGTTGTGGCCCGGGGCGGGAAGCACGGTCATCCCGGCTTCTTCGGGGGTGCGGTTGCCCTTGTGTCGGTTGCATGCGCGGCAGGCGAGGACGATGTTGCGGGCGCCGTCGGCGACGTTCGGGTCGATGTGGTCGAGTTCCGGTCGACGATCTGGGGATCGGGTGTCTTTCTTCTTCACCTCGTGGCCGCAGTATCGGCAGGCGCCGACGGTCGGGTTGTTCGGGTCGAGGCAGTCACGGGCCCACACTTGGGCGTGGATTTTGGAGTCCTTGAGCTCTCTCTTCTTGCGTTCGCTGATGTCGAGCTGTTCGCGGGTGTTGTAGCCGAGGTCGAACCAGTCGTGGAACAACCAGGTGCCGTCCGGGATGGCCGGGCATCGACTGCAGTCGTGGCCGGGGCCATGCCAGAGCTTGACCTCGACGAGCAGCCCGGCGAGCCGATCGGCCATCTCGGGATTGAGCGTCAACCGGATCAGGTCAGCGCGGCGAACAACTCCGTCCGCCCTTGACGCCTGGCAATCCGATCCAGCGAGAGTCCACACACCCATCGCGGCGAGGCCGTCTTCGCGGCCTTCGAGGGCCCGCTCGGCCAGCGTCCGTACCTTTCGGTTGAGCGTGAGCTGGTCGTCGACCTGAAACCACATGGCGTCTTCCTGTCATCTTCGTTCTTCCGGTCGCCGCGCGGGATCGTCCAGGCCTGCCCCGAACCTGGGCACGAATCGCGTGCAATCGCAGCCGCCGGCCGACCAGCAGTAGGGGCCGGAAGGGCCGTGGACGTGTGCGAATTCGAGGTGGTCGCAGTTCGCGCACTGGCCCATCTGTCCACGCATCCAGGGGCCCATCCGTTTGAGCTGCCATGCGGGTATCACTGCTCGCGGGCTGCGCGGCGAACTTGAGCGCCGCTCAGGGCCGGATAGAGGATCGTGATCATCTGGTCGGTGAGGATCATCGGCTCGAGCACGCGGATTTCGGAGACCTTCGCCCCGCGTACGCCGTCGAGGCTGCGGCGGGTCATGTGCGGCCAGCTGCGGGCTGCAGGGTTGCGGCGGCGGTAGTCGTTGATCGGGCCCATGTTCTGCGCCACCAGAACTGGGTTCTCCCCGCCGCGACTCACCGCTTCACGTACCGATCCGTGAACGAGCTGTTCTCGAGGACGAACACCCCATTCCTCGATTCGACGAGCCAGTCCCCCGGATACAGCACGAGCTCCTGATCTGGGAAACACACGAGCATCCGTTCGAGGACGGTGGTGGTACCCGAGCGACGCAGTTCCCGCTTCACCGTCACCTGCTCGCCGAACCAGCGGGCGATCATGTCGGCGTCGCTGGGCACGTTCATCCGGTGCGCGGTCACCTCGACCGGGATCGACACATACCGCTCCATCACTCCACCCGCGCCCCGTCGAGCGCAATCGCACGAGGCGCAATCGCGTCCCACCAGCGCGCCACCCACCGGGCATCACCGAGTGCGGTGTGCTGCTCGTCCTCCGCTGGGCGATCGACCCCGCAGCGCTCCGACAGCTCGTACGAGCGGTACGGCAACGCAACTGGGTCATCGACGCACGGAATGTCCGACATCGAACACGCAGGGTTGGAGTGGCCGTGTGCGGCGAGGCCTGCGAGGTAGCCGATGGCCATCGCGGGCATGTCGAGCAGGTGGTAGTCCCAGCGCGGCATACGGCGGGCCCGGCGCAGCATCCGGTCGAGCACGTCGGCGTCGAACGCCACGTTCACCGCGACCAGGTGCGCGCCGGCAGTGATCTCTTCCACCTGCAGCGCGACACACGCTTCGGTGTCGGTTTTACGCTGGACGCCGTCGTAGGGGTGGCGCACATCGGACGCCATCGAGTCAGTCTCGTGCCGCTCGTAAAACTTCCCGATCTTCAGACTGAACGGATCCGCGGCGGAGAGGTCGGGATCCTCGATCTGAAACAGGAACTCGCGCTCACCGTGGTCGTCGCGCCGGATCAGCGCGATCTCCCACGGCCGCCGAGTTTCCGGGTGAAGCGATGTGGTCTCGGTGTCCACGAACACAATCGGGATCATCAGTTGCCCACCTTCTCTTCCACAACGTCGTCCACAGGTGTGGGCGGATGAGTCAGGCTGATCGTCGCCGCGTATCCGCTGCCTTCGAGCGCGCCGTCGAGATAGATCGACAGCAGCTCGCAGTAGGTCGCGATCGGTCCGATCCAGAATTCGCGGCGACCCAGCGGGTTCGGCGCGCAGAGCCACGGCGTCGGGTCCTTCGCGACAAGCTCCGCGACGCGCAGTTCTCCGCGGAGGACGTCGACATTCTGTTCAGCCGCAACGACCTTCTGCTCGGCCTCGGCGACCTCGTCGTCGAGTTCGTTCTGCGGGGGCCGGAGCGCCTCACCGAGTGTCCGGCCCGCCCGCAGCGCATCGTCCTGGTGTTCGGTCATGTCAGTCCTCTCGCTCGGGGTATGGGGATCTCGAGTTGGCCGGCGACTTCGGTGTGCGGTGCGGTCTCGGTGAGCCACTGGAAGAGGCGGATCCGCCGCTCGGGTGGGAGGCCGTGCCACCAGTCGTCCGCGGCGCGGGTGTCGACCATCGGCTACTCGCCATCGGCGGCGGTTTCGGCGCGGGCGAGGTCGTCGAGGAGGCCGGCCTCGACGTCGGACCACTCGTAGCCGAGCGGGCCGCCGAGCTCGTGGCGCCATGCGTTCGCTGCCCGCATGCTCCACTCCGCCTGCCCTGGTAGCCACTTGCCGACGTTGTCGAGGTCGAGCTCGACGTCGAGCTGTTCGAGGTAGCGGAGCAGGATCACTAGCTTCGCGGCCTTCATGGTCTGTGCGGCGCCCCGGATGTGGTCTGCGAGGAGATCACCACGGTTCTCGGTGTCGTCGAGGACAGCGGGCAGACTGAGCATGTCGACGACGAGTTCGAGGACCGGGGTATCGGTCTCGTCGAGCTGGGTGGACACCATGCCGATCAGGAGTTCCTTCGCGATGTCGTCGCTGCCCTCTTGGAGGACGTCGCGGAGGTGGTCGCGGCGTACGACGGCTGCGGTGGCGAGGTCCTCACCGAGCTTGGCGCGGCGCTCCTCCTCGGCCGCGGCGGCAGCCTTGGCCTTCGCCTTCTCGCGGGCCTCCGCGATGGATGCCGGCGCGGCCGCCGGGGCCGACCCGTCCTCGGTTTCTCCGTCGGCGTCATCCTCGGTCACGAGTGCGTGCCAGGACAGGCCGTTCTCGGCGGCGCCGTGGCTCGGGAGCGTGTAGGAGGCGCACACGGCGGGTCCGGTCTTGTCGTCCGGTTCGCCGGGCAGCTTCGCCCACAGCAGGTCCACACCGACCGCCCGCGCCTGCTCGAGCCGGTAGGTCTCGCGTTCGTCGGCGTCCATGACCCGGACGCCTTCGGCGACGAGTGCGGCGACGAGCGTCGAGCCTGCGTCGGCGCGTGCGCGGTCTCGCTTCGCGTTCTCGGTCGCCCATTTCCAGTTGTGGGTGCCGACGTACCCGGCGAGGGTGTCGTAGATCTTCGGGTAGTCGGCGTACTGCTGCAGGGTGAGGGCTTCGTCGATCGACACTTGGTGTGAGACGAGCTTGTCACGGATGTCGGCGGGCGCCTTCGCCAGCTTGACGCGCTCGCGGATCGTTTTCTGGGATCGACCTGTTCGCGCGGCGATGGCCTTTACGTCGAGGTCGAAGCCGAGCAGCGTCTGATAGGCGTCGCCTTCCTCGACGGCGTTGAGGTCGGCGCGCTGTAGGTTCTCGGTGAGCATCGTGACGGTCTGGTCCGCCTCGCCGACAAGGTCTTCCCGGATCCAGCAGGGCACCGTCTTGATGCCGGCCTTCTTCGCGGCGGCGTGCCTGCGATGGCCGGCGATGATCGTGTACTTGCCCTTCCCGGTCGCGGCAGGGGCGACGACGAGGGGCTGCAGGATGCCCTGCGCCTTGATCGACGCGGCGAGGTCAGTGACGTTGCCGAGCGATGCCCGCACGTTCTTCTCGTGAGGCTGCAGATCGGTGAGTTTCAGGTCAGCGAAAGTGGTTGATGTCGTGGTCATTTGAAGTTCCGTTCAGTTCGTCGAGACGGTCGACGTCGTGGTTCGAACACGACGTGCGCGGGTCTCGGATTGAATGGGCGGTGCGCGGTACAGGTGTCGCGGTGCCGGATCCAGAGCTGTTCGTGGTTGGCGATCGCCGAGTGCAGGGCTTCGCCTTTGAGGACTTCGGCGTACACGGTCGGCTTTCGATCGGGGCCGTTCTCGTAGACGTATCGCTTACGGACGGTGCCCAGCCCGGGATCCGGGGAGGTGTCGAGCGCGATCCAGGTCTCGTGGGTCATCGACTTGGCCCACGCGATCGGCTGCTGGCAGTCTCGGCACTGCGACCCGGCCATCAGTCGTCCTGCGACTGGCCGAATGCGGTGATGGTCGTCCGGTCTGCGGGCCGGGGAATCTGTGGGGAGACCTCGCGAGCTAGGCGGGCAGCGACGGCGACGAGCCCGCCGGCCAGGTCGAGGATGGCCTTGGCGTCCAGCCGATCCAGGGTGTGCACGGTGACGGTGCCGTCGTCGTGCAGCACAACCGAGGACGTCTCGTCCGGGGCCTGCCAGCAGATCGCCGGAACGACTACGCCTGGGCGCTCGGCGACCTGCGGGATACGCAGCACCGCGACCCCGTGCCCCTCGGCCAGTGACAGCGCGCGCAGATCGTCGTCATTGAGATCGAACACAGTCACCGGCCCGGCCTCCCCGACTTCACGACCACGGGGACGCAGCCCACGCACACACCGGTGGCGACATCGACCAGGATCGTCCACGACTGACGGCCGCACACAACACATTCCAGATTCTCGACCCACACAGCTCGGGGTGGCCGCAGGAGCGGAGCGGGGGCAGCCATCGCCTACACCTCCAGCCGATCCATCAGATCGCCCACGTCGAGGAGCAGGTTCGACACCCGGCCAATCTGATCGATCAGGAACTGGCGGTGGGGCGAGACCACCGACTCCGGCGCCTCACCGCCGTCGAGGGGGATACGGCCACCGTTCGCCGGGCGTAGGACCGGCGCGAGCCGTTCACGCAGCCCGTCGAACTGCTTCTCCAACGCGCCTAGTTGGTGCACCAACTCCGCTCGCGTCTCGTCGAGCGGTCGCATACCGTCCTTCAGCGAGATTATCGGCATCTCGGAATCCTCTGTTGTGGAATCGATCTGGGGCATCGCAGGCAGGTGGAATCGTGTCGTCATGACGCCATTGCCCCTAGGGTGATTGCGCTGACACCAGCCGCAGCGACCATCAGCCAGAACAACGGCCACGAGCCGTCACCGAGCGCGATGCACGTCGCTGCCGCCGTCGCGGTCGCAAGACCGGCCGCCAGGAGCGCCGCACGCGCCCTCACAGCGCACCCGCCTGCAGCGCGTTGAGCACGTGGAGCAGACCCCAGAGCCCGACGATGAACCCGGCGAGGACCGCGCCGGCGATAACCTTCTCCCTCACCGACGACTGCGCCGACGGCTCGGGTGCATCGTCGAGCTCGGCCGACGCATCGAGGTAGGCCTGCCAGTGCTCGTCCTGATCGAGGGTCCGAACCTCCTGCGTGCCGTCGTGCCGCCCCGGCACGGCCGGATACGGCTGGGCGATGTCGTCACGCTGGTGGAGCGCGAGGACCTGGTTCTCGTCCTCGCGGCTGTAGCGATGGGCACTGGAATCGATCGGGATCGTGGTCATGGAAACGACGCCTCCTGTGGCGTAGTCGGATTCAAGATCGGGATGGGGCGCGCACTTCAGCGCATCCAGCGCGGCGCGAACATCGGGCGAGACCGGCGAGTACTGGAGGGTCGGGCCACCTAGCTCCGGCACGTAACTCCACCCGCCGTAGTCGACGGGGAGTCGTCCGCCCACTGCGAAGTTGGGGGTGGCCCCGGGCGCGGAGGGGGGTAGCTCCGCGCCCGAGGCCGTCTCCGGCACCGGCAGGGGGGAGGCCGGCGGCGGAGAGATCAGGGAGAAAACGGCCCACGCGGCTGATTCCACTGTCTCGAGCACAGGCGGTGCGAGCTCGCCAGCAAGGGCGGCGACCCACCGCTGCGGGTGATCCGCCAGCCGGGACGCCCACACCTGCTCACACACCCGCGCCTCGACGAGTGCGTCGACATCGCACTCGCCGTACGCGGCGATCACGGCCGCTCGGTCGACTCGGTGGCCGGCTCGGGGGCGTTGAGGGCCACCCCCCGAGCCGTGCCCGTCCCCCACCTGCGGACCGGCAGACCCGCCTGCAGGAGAAGTCAATGCGGTGTCGAGGTGCCGCCCGAACTCGTTGAGGGAGGAGCGTAGGCGCCGCGCGAGCGCGGTGTAGGCCGGTTCCCACTCGACGAGCAGACCCTCCTGGTCCTCCGTGCCGAGACGGCGGAGCTGGTCAGCCAGACGATCGAGTCCATGGATCAGGCCCCTGTGCGCGTGGCGCCGAGCAACGAGCAGCGGGCTGACCTCGTCCACACCATCGGCGTCCTGTCGGCCCGTTCCGGCCTCGAAGTAGCGGGGTGCGCTGGTCACAGGCGACCGCCGCCCACGAAGCTGGCAACGAGGTTGAACGTGCCCGCGTCCCATACGCGGACCTTGTCCAGATCGACGGTGACGACCCGGCCCGGGCGCTTCGCCGCCGCAAGGAGTTCGGTCACGGCGCCGACGACGAACTCGACGTTCGCCGCGATCGCGATCTGCCGGATCTCGTGTTCCTTCCACTCCTCGCGAGTCAGCGGAAGGACGCCGGCAGCAGGAACCGCAGAAGGGGCTCCTGCCACCGGCCGTTCTCCTACGGTGAGATCGCCAGATTCACCAACCGAAGGAGAAGAACCGTGTCGTACAGCGATGTCGAGCACAATGCCTCTCAGGCAGTTGCCCAGGCCCGGCGGGCGCAGGTCCTGACCGAGGACGACGCGACCGCTGCTCTCGCCCAGGCTGTCGGCTTTCTTGCCAAGTCGATCGAGGAGCTTGCGGGCACGCTTCGTCGCGCCAGCTAGGGACATCACCTCGGCGACGATGGTGTCGAGGCGCCCAGTGATCGAACCCTGACCTTCGTGAATCTCCTCGCGCACCACCCTGCGGATCTGCGCGACGAGATCGGATTGTGCTGGTGCCGTATGCTCAGGCATCAGATTCCTTTCATGGGGAGTCACCGCCCGCCCGGTGTTCCAGCACCAGGGCGGGCTTTTTCATGGGGAGATGGATTCAGCCCAGCAGGTCATCGAGACCGAGCGAGAGTCGCTTTGCGAGCGCCGTAAGGGTGCCGACCCTAGGTACGTGGTTGGAGTTCTCAAGCCGGGCAAGAGTGCTCACCGAAACCCCGATGTCCGAGGCCAACCGCTCTCTCGTGACCGACAACTCGCTTCTGCGACTTCGAACTTTTTGTCCGATGGTCGTTTTTGCCATATGTCAGAACTACACGGTTGGTATTTGGAATGTCAATGCCGACCAGTTACCATTTCTGACATGTCGCAATCTGTGCACGTGTTCGATCTGAACGGAGTGAGCCTCTGCGACAGGTTCGAAACGCCCGAGAAGGTCACGCTGCGGCCGCCTGCGCGCGCAGTCGAACTGCCGATGTGCGGTTCGTGCGTGATGGCCGTTGAGATCCTGATCGCCACGACCAGAGGGACCATGGCCGCCAGCTTGCCTATCGCAACGTCCGCCGAGGAGTCTCTGGACGCACTCGCGCAGACCCGCTGGGGCGACACCGTGTCGATCGACGCGCTCAAGCGCGAGGCCGACGACCAACGTGACTTTTATCTCTTCAAGGGAGGCAAGTGATGACCACAGACGCCGCTATCCGGCAGGTGACGTGGGGCGAAGGCCTCGTCGTCGAGCTGTTCAAGACGCACGGAGGCCTCAAGGCCGTGGTCGAAGCCATTGCAGGTGAGGTCGGGCCGATGATCGGCACACGGAACACCTTCGGGAAGCTGCTACACGTCGAGAATCCGGAGGATCTCAGCGCGAAGGACCAGTGGCGCGCCTGGCTGCTGCTGACCGCGCTGCAACAGGACCCCGCAGAGTGGGGCATCGGGAACGACGTGGTCCCGAACGCAGTAGACGCCGGGCAGATTGCCCGGCGTCTACATGAGATGGTGCGCCCGAAGGGATTCGAACCCCTAACCTCTTGA